ATAACTGTTACCTTCTAAAACAGTATGGAAAATTCCTTTAAACGGTGCTGATGGTGCAGCAACGGGATCAGTACCGCTTTCTGTCACACCCGGTGTAGGATCAGTATGGTGTGTTGATCTGTGCAGTTTTCCGTGAAAAGGGTAATTTCCAGCCATATAATTATTTAATAAATCAATTGCACAATATGCTGATTAAAAATGCACCATCTCCAACTCCTTGCATAAGGTCGTCATTTGCTATTGTAATAATATTACAATTGAAAAGAAACAAAGGTAACGGTAATGGTGTATCCCCCTGGAATATGTTTAAAAGAGCTAATTGTTGCAAATATATCCTATAAAGACAGCGATTTATAACGTCACTTTGGAAATTTTCATTATTTCCAATAAAATTATTACAATTTATTAACAAATTCTGGTCGTTTAAAACTGAATCATCAATATAGATGTCTCTTATAAATCTATAACTTTGATAAATGTCGTTGTTTGTCATTTGTATATCAACCGCTGATAAAGGCAGGTAAGAATCTAAATCAAACTTGAATCTTTGTCGGGCTTGATTCAAAAGTGTGTAATTATTGTTTATCAATTTAATAATTGTTTTGTTAAAAGTAAGAGCCTGTGAGTATTCTTCATCTTTAATATCAATTTGATCTTTATTATAAATGTCAAAATCATATGAATATAGCATATTATTTGTAAAATTAGGTTCAATAAATTTTAAAAATTGCCCACATGAAAGAGATGGGGACAATGATGTTCTGGAAAAAGCAAATAATATGTCATTTTCATTTTCCAATATAATATCAAGAGCTTTTAAATCATAATTTAAAACGCCATCTCTTTGCAAATCAAATTTTCCAATTCTTGTTTGAGGTCGCGTAAAGAATTTTTTATAAATTGATTTGTTTGTCAGAATATAAAAAATGTTTGTGTTATTTTTACTAAAAACAAATTTAACACCAATTTCTCCTGTTGTTGTTTCTTCTGAAAAATCTATAACATCAAATGATGAATCCATAATTTTTAAAATTATTATTTTATTATTTTTGGACAGCATGAAAATATCTGTATTTCCTGTTAGTTTATTTTTATGAAGTTTTATATCTACAATTTCATAATTTCTAAAAATTCGATTCACAACCAGGGAATAACGCCAATTCAAATCAGAATCATAAAATTTCAAACAAGCATTTCCACTGTCCATGACAACAAGAGTTGAATTGTAAAAATCTGCAGCAAATGGATTTTTAAACGCACCGTTATCGTATCTTCCTCCTTGACCACCAATAATTTTTCTGATGTAACGTTTATTCCTTTTTATATTTTCACCACCAATGAATCCTTCAATATCGTAAAGAATAACATTGTTATTTGTATAATCGATTGAATACAGATTGTATCCATCCACTATTAAATCTGTTACATTACCGTTTCTAAGCTGGGTAAATTCATCAACAAATGGAGATGATAAAATTACTGTGAATGATGTATAATTTTGATCTGTAACCGCATAAACGATATGTTGACCTTGAGTTCCTATGAACAAAATTTCATCATTTTCAGTTTTTACTGTAACTAAATCTTGCAGAAAATCCAAAGCAGAAAGACCTGCATTGGCAAATGGTGCGGCACTTGTATTCGGAACTGTATTTTGGTTCCATGACACATTATTTTTACCGGAAACAACACCTAGCCAGCTTGAAAATTGATAAGGAATTTGATTTGTTAAAAGTTTGCTTTGAGAATATAGGTAAATCAAATTTTCAAAGAAATAATCTAGTTTCAGATTAATTGCACCAGATACTGCTAATTCGTTTACAGGAATTTGTATTTTGGAAAAATCATAAGGTAATTTTATGAAATCACCTGTGACACGATCAAACAAAAAAGGACTCTCATCAAATGATTTGGATATGGAAATCATAAATTTTCCCTCCAAATAAGATTGCTGATTTTTGTATAATATGGAAGGTTATTCATAAGAACTAGATTTAAATTTTCCCTAATATAATTTCTTGCCTGTTCATTTAAAATTTTAGAATTATTTATAGATATGTCCACAAAAGGCGACTTGTGATAAGGAACTCTTTGGCGGAAAAATTGCTGTACAGTCTCTGTATAATTTCTGGTTTCTGAAGGAAGAATAAAATTGATAGGTTTTATATCTTTAGAAAGCTTCTGCAATAGACGAATTTCATAATAATTTAAAGGTTTTGTAAAGAAAAACACATCTCGCATCATCACGTTTCCTACTAAAAATGCATTTTGTATTTTATTTAATGTTTGAAACAATTCTGTACCTGCAAAATATTGCGTGGAACCAAATGACAAAGGTTCGGTTATAATATTACTAAACGTATATTTTCCTGGACTTATGTTTTTTGTGTCGACGATATTTCCATTTACTATAAGTTTGGCTATACCTTCGATTGAATCTACACTTAAAGCAAATTCATGATATCCATAATTCAATTGAGTAGCGTTAAATTTTAAATTAATTTCATCAAAACTATTATATGCATATAAATTAGGAAGTCCTAATCTAACAGAAATGGTATGAGAAGGATAATTCAGATCCAAAAATTCTTTATTGTAATTTGAATTAGAAAAGCCGGAATATCTCACACCCGACAAATTATAATCAAAAGAATAAATTGTGGAATCGAATACTGATATTTTTTCAGGATTTATAGCTACAATTAAATTTGAATTGTTTGAAGAACACACCGCATAAATGGTTTCAATTTTTTGACCATTCGAATATATTTTTGAATAATCACTTGCAATAACCGTGCTGGAAGAAATTGGCATTTGAAGTGTGGTTACAACAAATCCTGCAGAATTGTGAACATAACAAGTGGAATTGTTATCAAAAATATAAAAATTATTATTGTCATCTAATTTATATGTTAAAATGGTTCCACTACTGTTAAACATTCGAGTCTCAATGTTGTTTGAAGAAATATTCCATTCAACAATCTCATTATTTTTAATATAAAAAATTCTATATTCATCATATTTTTGAGCATTTTTTCCATCTATTACATACAAACTATTTCCTATCTTTTTTAAATCACCGGCTTTTGTCATTGGAGAGACTGAAAATGCTCGGGAGAATGTGTTGTAGGTTATATCTTCTGTGTTTCTATTGTAAGAAACAACATCACCTGCAGATGAAACTAAAAAGTGAGTATAAAAATCATCAGAAACGTGTGATATGGTAGTGGAAAGAGGTCCAAAAAATGTGCTGTCAAAAATTGTATTTTTTGAATCTAATTGAAATAATTCACCTTGATTATCTAAAACAAAATAATCATCCAAACTTTCCAATTGAATAATTTGTATGATCTGGTTTTGAAAATCCACCTGATCAATTTGGTTCATTTTTGTATCATAAATGAGTATACTTTTATCTTTTATTATTCTTAAAAATGGAGTAACTGATCGGTCGGAATAAATTCCTAATCCCCTATTTTTATAATTTCCTATTAATTGGTGTCCAAACGGTTGAGAAAAATCTCTTGAAAACAGAGAAAATAGGATGGTGAATTGATTATTGAAAGATTTGCTATTGATAGTTTCACATAATCCATATTGATTTCCAAAAAATGAATAATTTCCATTTTCAGTTGTTAATATTGTTCCATTTACATCAAAATATTGATTAATTTGTTCAAAAAGAAGATTATTAGCATTTTGCTTTTTAAGATTTAAAATATCATTTTTTCCAGTTCTGTAATATGCATACAGTGTATATGGATCGAATGTCAAATTACTAAGAACATCGAAAATTTCATTATTTGAATTGGATAGATTAGTAACACAATCATAATGGCTAGTATATGTATAAACGTTTGAAGCAGAAAATGCTGATTCGCGTGTTGTTTTGTTAGGAATAAAATACCGATCATACCATACCGGCAAAATATTAGGATCGGAAGAACCGCTCAACCAGGAGCATAACCATGTTCCGTTTACTTCACCAAAAGGATTTCCGAACTTGGATGTTAAACTGTAATTCGACATTTTTTTCCAAACTTTATCAGAAAATTCAGGAGTATTTGAAAAAATAGAACCAGATTCAACAAGATTTGTATCATTGATATTGATCATTTGATGAGGACCCATTTGCACGGGTGTATGAAAATATGTTATTTTTTCAGGTAAGAATGAATATTCATTTATACTACTTTGATAATTTGCTGAAAATTTAATATTTCCTGTTTGTTGATTTGAACCTGTATTCAAAGAAACATAATTTCTTTGTTTCTTATTATCCGCAGAAGATATATTATTTGAAGATGGTGTTAAAGAAGTTTTTTGATTGATAATATTAAAAGGCATTTCGACTGAGTTTATATTATTATATTCAGTATGAAAAACCAACTGATTGGAATCTTTTTCAGTCACAGAGCAATTAACATTTAAATTGTTTGTATCAAATTGTTTAGTATATTCAAACCAAAACGAAGAAATTGAATCTAGTAAGGTAAATTTTATGGGATGCAAATTAAAAACATTATTCTCTGTGAATTGTATATTTGAACCAGTGAGCGGACTAAAAGAAAGGGAAGATGCAATTTTTGTTAAAGTATAAACATTATTATTTTTTCTATAAAAGAATGCAATAAGTTTGTTGACTTGATCAAAAATATATTCAAATTTTTGCTTTTCCAAACTATTTGGAGAAAATATGTCATTGTCGGCTGAAAGAAAAACAACTTGATTGGAAAGCAGATTAAAATTTAAATAATATTTTATATTGTAATAATTATGCGATACCCTACATGTGTTGTCGTTTAAAAAATCTATTTCAAAATAAAAATCGGGATTTTTTTCTCCAAACGAATTGTTTGTATCTATTTCAAGATATTTTTTTGAAGAAGAAGGAATTGCTAACCAATATCTTTGAGCCGTGTTAGTTATTGAGTCTATTCCGTTACTTATTACAGTTACAAATCCATTTCCAATCGATTCTGGTATATCAATTTGAAAAGCATCGCTTATTTGAAGTGAAGATGTGAGTGCCAAAGTTGAAAAATTATTTGTTTTTTGATCATAATTGCTTTTTAAAAACTGTGGAAACGAAAAAACCAAGCAAGAATCAGAATAAACTTTTTGTTTTTTTGTAACAAAATCCATATCTGGTTGATATTGAGGATCCAATTCAGACCAGTTATTTGTGTTAAATTCTTTTACAATCATAAAAATACTTATTAAAGTGTTGGGGTTACATGCTTTATGATATTGAAAAATTAAGGTTGGGGTAAGTTCGGGTAATTGAAGATGGTGATACAAAAATTGTTGAATCTGTACCTAAAACGGCATAATGGATGTTTCTATCCTCATAACCCTGAAGAGTTAAAAGATATGAATGATTATCATCCAATATTTGATAATTTATTATTTTGTATTTTGAAGTTATATCAAAAAGACTGGGTTGATTGATTCTGAATGATATATCAAAAACATCCACATAAAAATTTTCTCGGTAACAGCTTATTGACTCATTATAGGTTTTTGAAAATTCAGACGGTGTTTCATAAGTGGCGGTTATACCGTTTAAAAATGACGTGGATGAATTTAAAAGATCAATATTATTTTCAATAATATTACCGTTTAAGTATCCTATTATTTTTTCTATTTTATATAAACTTTGTTGAACATTTTTTAAAGAATAATTTATGACAACTGGTCCTGTGAATATAAACTCATTAAACTCATGTCTACGAACAACAATATTGTTTGATGATAAAAATGTGGAGGTATTAGTATAAGCAGATAATGGTAATGCAGACAAAGCAGGAGAACCACTGAGACCTAAAAATGTTGCGGAACTTAATATATTATTATATGTAAATGAAAAACCTAACAAAGGATCTCTATAAACATAACCATCAATTGTTGAAAATGATATGAAGTTTTCATTTGCTGTTAGATATATGATTGCCGTATTATAATTCATAATTAAAATCCTATGTTAATTCCTGTAATAGGACAGAAAATTGGGCTCAATACATCAAAGCCATTTACAGAATAAATTGGATAGCCGGTTAGAATAGTAACTAATGCACAAAGTGAGCTTAGAGGTGTAAGCGGTGGTTTTGGACATTGTATTGTTAAAACATATCCGGTTTGGTCTATTTTCTTTATAAAACCAAATGTTATATTGGAAATCAATTGAATGGCACAAGGAGGAACTATGCTTGGAGGAATGAAAATAGGGGGGCAACTTAAACTAAAAACTGCAACACTATCATGGGTACGAGCAGCTAAAATTGAATTTTTTAAATCAACTTCAGTTCCCATGTTTACATTTGGAGCTAAATTAATTGGAGTATATATGCTTCTAAGAATTGAAGATCCAGTTGTACCCAAATCATAAATGTTAACAACACCTGCTCTGGCATTTAATGCTACTGATTTTCTGGGAACTCCAACTGCCAAAACACCACCAAATAGTGAGACACTATTTCCAAAATATGCTTCAGGTATTTCACCACCCGAAAGAATTTCAGTAAAATTCCAAGATGCAGTTTTAGAAAAAACGTATACAGCACCTTCGTCAGTATAATATGAATCTTTATAAGGCGCACCAACAACAGCAAAATTTTCAGAAATATCTATACTGTTTCCAAATCCTTCAGATGTGGAACCGATTGCAGACAAGAAATACACGCTTGAATAATTGTCATATCCATCATTTTCGAATATTTGAACTGAACCATCATAATAAGATACAATACCGTTATTATTTTTGAAACTTATGTTATATGGTTGTTGCGAACTTAAATTTTCAAATGTGGATGTGTAATTCCAATCGTATCCACTTCTTTTATACATTTTTACTGCAGAAACAGTTGAAACAAACAAAAGATTTCCATCTATACTAGAACTATTTCCAAAACCAGGAGAACTATCATTTGTTATTGAATATTCTTTAACAACACTTCGTCCCAAATTTCTATAAATGCTAAGATTGTTATTATCTATGTTTTTTGTGATTAAAAGATTGTTATTATCAGTATCCTGAAAAATTTCATAAGTTGTAAGTGGTGTTGTAACTGGGTCGTAATTGATTGTTTGACGAAAATCATATGGAGCTGTTTCTGATCTTGTTAGAACATAATTTGAAAAATTAAGATTATTTGTTTCTTCAACAAATAAATTATTTGATCCTAAAAATATTTTTCTGCTTTGACCTGTATTAAAAGGACTTTTTTTAATATTTTGATAACAAATCGGTAAACTCGAATCTATTTCAGCATCTCTATTCAATGCATATTCATTTGAAAATCCATAAACATTAAATTGTTTTATTTTGCATTTTGTTGTATTATCAGGAGAAACAAATGTACAAGATACACGATAAGCAGTTTCTTTTTGTTCTAAAAATGATTGTTCAGCTATAGTAACAAATTGATCATGGCTAATAATTTTTTGAACTTTAATTTTACGTCCCTGTTCACTTAAAATTATCCGTATTGATATATCTTTTGCATTTGATTCTGATGTTGAATTCTGTCCCAAATTGATATCAAAATTTGTTAAGTTTTCAGAATAGCTTAAAAAATTATAATTATTTGATTGTGAATCACGAAATGCAATTGTATTTGGATTAATTTTAAAATCACCAGTAGTTCTTCCGTCTCCTCTTTTAGAGAATTCACCAGTAATATCCAAACCAACTCCCACATGTGCACCTCCAAGACCTTCATATGATAAACCCAAAGAAGGATTTGCATAAGGAGCATATCCCAATGATCCAGCAATTCCTCCTCCAAAAGGTGAAATTAAAGAATCCTCATAAAATGCAATCGTCAATCCACCTGAACATGCACCGGATGGGTTGAACACGGAAAAAACCATAGACACGGCAATATCATGCCGACTATCAAAAGGTTTTTCGTTGTATATTCTTGAGAATTGCATATTTGTATTTATTTTAAAAATTTATTTGTCATGTGAGTTCTGTTTTTAATACATGTTGTCCACTGGCAACATATGTTAATGAAAAAATTAAAGAACCAAATTGTGCAGTTATTGATTCGTTAATAGTTGTAAAATAATGTTCATTTGGTCCGGAAAAATCATAAACCAAAGTACCATAAACATCTCTTAGATTTAAATTATACGCATCAATGCTTACATCAAATGTATTGGATACCGTATTATCACAAAAAACAAATGCAGAAACATTAGGAGCTATACTCAATGAACCAGTTGAAATGTAATAATAATTATAACCGGCATATGAAATATTTGATGCAATAAAACTTGAAAAATATGGTTGGGAACCAACAATTCCTGTAACTAATCCAGTATGACGGACAGTTTGATCGTTTGTTATATCAGAATAATTTTTGTCATAAATGAATCCGCACGGCTTAAAAGCTATTACGTTATCTAATTTAAGATCATTAAAAGATCTTATTAATTTATAATTTAAAAGTAATGAAACACCTGTTTTATCATAACATTTTACAATTTGACCTAAAACTTGTGATTCGTGATTATAATTTAAAAGACTTTTATCGCAAGCGACAGCATTAAATGATTCCAAACCCAAATCAAATGCAAATGAGCTTAAAGTATTGTAATCGGCAACTGTTGGGAAAAGCAAATCAAAATCCAAATCATGAATATTTGCTGCATATATTCTAGGATATAAAATCTTGTTATTTGAAGATGAATTTTCGTTGAAAAGTGTTAAAAATGAAACTATAATGTTTTTATATTCTTCATCATACCAAAAATTAGAACTGTTTTCCAAAGCAGATGAAGATGTATATTTTGTAAAATATGTGGTTTTAACATAGTTTGAATCGAAAATTTTAGTTTGAAAATCAAAATTTAATTTATCAAAAATTATATATTTTGGAGTTTCTATTATTATTGTGTTGAAAATTAAATCAAAATTAATGATTGAATTTTGCATTTCATTTCTAACATTTTCAGGGTACTTTATAAACACCGCACTTAGGGCTGCACTTAAAGGAACTATATTTGAATCATCATAATAACGTATAAACACAGTTCCTTTTTGATAGTTTTCTGTATCATAAAATGAAGATAAAGGTTCTGTGGAAGAATTATTGATAATAGTTTCTGATGGATATGCTGATAGTGATGTTTGTTCATATGCCCTTTTTAAAGAATTCTTAAAGAAACCAAAATGGTTTCCGAAAATATCTGTTTTGTGTTTTATCAATATTCCTTGATTGTATAAAAGATAATCAGATCTATCAATTACAGGGTAAAAATCATCATTTTTGAAATCAAAAATATCCTTATTTCTCCATATCAGTTGCTCATTCCAAAAATCCTGATAATCGCTTATTCTAGAAACACCTTCATCAGTATTATAATCTAATTCGCTTTTGTTAGTATAGGAATAAAATTTTTGTTTTTTTGGATCAGAATATATACTACCAAATGCATAATCATTTGACCAATCGTAACGATTCCATTGTACATCACGTAAATATCCAATACCACTTAAAGATTGTTCCTGTAATGATAATCCTATTGCATCAAATCCGACTTCAGGATCTGGTATTACAATTGTTTGATTTGAAGAAAGTGAATTTGAAATTGTAAACTCTTTTTTGAAAGTATTCCAATACGAAATTCCTAGATTATTATTTGTGAAAAACTTACCCAGATATTTTTCACGTTTTGCGGATGTTTCTTCTGAAATATGAGAAACAGTCGGATATCTACGGTTTAATAAATTTTGATAAGGAGTTGCAGATTCTAATATTTTTGAACTTAATGTGTTAAAATCAGCTGTGCCTGACAACAGATAAAGGTCAGACCCCATATTTTTTTCATAATATTTTCCGTAATTATAAACGTTTGTATGTTCTGCAATCGAATCATTCGTGTATAATTGAAAATCTCTTGAACTTAAAAAGCCATAGTCAACTCCAGAAAGAAAATAATTTATTGAGAAATTTGTGGTTCCCAATTCATTAAGAAATAATGGATAAGCTCGGATTGCATCTTGAATTGCTGCGTTTAAATCATACAATCCTTTATCATTAACATTTACAGAGTCCAAACTAAAGAATTTTTGTCTTTCTGGATCTGTTATTCCGTATTTTACATATGAAGAATCTGGAACAATATCAAAATAATATTGTTGTGTGTCAAATTTTTCTTCTATTTGAACATGCAGATCATTTATAACTGATGAAAGAGGTGGTAAATTTATGCCAGTAGGTTCAAATTCATTATTTTCAAGTATCTCGATAATTGATTTTTTAATTAGCGTTTCTGTTCCAAAATTACTTCCTTTTAAATTAGCACGTATTACTCCAGTTTGTACTTTATCTCTGTTTTGAGCATAATATTGACATATTCTTTTTATTTTTTTAGAAAAGAAAGGTATAGCCACATCTAATGATTGATTATCATTAAAATTTAGATTGCTTAAAAATCTTTTTTCATCAAAAGTTGAATATTTTAAAGCAATTTCTTTTAATAAATTTATATAAATTATACGTGTATATTCAGTTGTGCTATTTTTTGAAAATTTATTGTAGTCAAACCAGGCATTCAAATAGCGTGTGTATGTAAAAAAATACGCAGAAGAATCTGTGCTTAATATATTCATGTTTTCTAACCATGAAATTAGTGTATATGGCGCTTCAAAATCACCCGGAACCAGTGTATTTTCAGGATTCAGCACTGAATTGTCTGGTATGTATCTTTGATCTAAATGTGACATAAGATTAATTACCTGAACTTAATATCCCCAACCCTACAGAGAGTTGATAATTTATCATATTATCGGTCAGTTGATCATCACCGAACCATGAATAATATGAGCTTTGGTTTTTTGTTATTGTTGTAAATTTGCTATCCCAGTCTATTACATTATCATAAAAAATTTCATCTGAGCCAGGTTTGTAGCTGTAAATTTCATAATATCTGGATACTTCAGTTCCGCTTATTCCATCACCAAGAACCAATGTCCAACCCCAATCAGTATTAATATCGCTCAATCGAACCACTTGGGTTCCCCCAGATAGAAAACTATTCTTTACAACTCCGAAATTTGTTAAGTTTCCTTCTGAATATACTTGTCCAAACTTTTCAAATAAAACAACCTGACCTGATGTTGGTAATATGGTTGTTTCGATTGGAAGAAGATAACCTAAATTTCGTCCATAGTTTGGATTGTTTAATGTTTGTCTTTTGTCATAATTAGAAGAAAATTCATTTCCTTGACCTCTTAAAACAGATTCTTTACAAGAAAATAAATCAACTAATCTTTGTAAATCAGAAGGAAATGGAAAATTATAATCCTGTAATATTACACCTATAGTTTCCTCCATGCTTTTCAATTGTGCCAATCCACATGCATCAGGATCTACATTATTCATTGTGAAATTTGCTATTTTTTCATATATTCTTTTTCCAAGAATATTCAAAGGAGAATTAGAATCTCCTACAATCTGTCCAAGAAAATTATTGAAAAATGCTGGACTATTTTGTAGTGATTCTTGTAAAATATATGATTTTATATTTCCAATCATATCAAAATCTTCATTAATTTTAGCAATTCCATATTTTCCACTTAATGGATAAATGTTAAAAGAATTACTCTGACCAGTGATAGTTCTTGTTCTTGTATTGAAATAATATTTGTTAATCCATCGCATGCCAGTCCAATCACCATATGCACGAAGATTGTTAGGATTTATATCTTGTGTGTCGATTTGACTTACATTCTGAATGTTTGAAATAATGAAAGGATTTTGTAAAGGATACAAATAGATTTTTTTATCAAATCCATTAACTGCCCACAGATTGTTTTCAGTATCGCAAGCCAATGCATCTATGCTTTGATATTCATTTGTAAGATTTGTTCCAAGTCCAATTTGGAATGATGTAAGATCATTATAAGTTTTTAATCTTAAAATGCTTTCT